TTATAGCTCAAACTAATAAAAGTATGCTAAAATATGAAGAGCATCTAGATGGTATAATAATAAATAAAGACGAAGCTATGGAGAAATTTCCAGAATACTTCATATAAAGGACTAATATGACACAAGATGAAAAATTATGGGTAAATGCTACACAGTTTACTGATATAGCTTATACTGAAGACTATGTGTTACTAGAATATGAAAAAGAGTATCAATCAGAAGTAACTGTTGATTGGTGTAAATTAATGTTAGCAGGAATTCTAGGTAGTTGGGAAGCAGCAAAAGAAAAATATCCGGAGATATACATATGAATACAGGTAAACTACTAGAAGAAGTAGATAGACTGCTAGAACACCAACGAGTTAATGTTATCGATGATGAGTATATGCACGGAATATATAATGGTATGGAATTTGTTAGAAGTATGATTGCTGGAGCAGAACCATTATTTATAAACTCTGATGGTAGTTTTGATACAAATGACATACTTAACCAACCAGAAAGATTTATATGAAAAATATTATATAGTAGATGGTGTAACTGAGGATATAGTTTCAATGGAACTACCTAAAGAAGCTTATGTAGAGTTGTATACAGATTCCGCTACATCTAGGTACTATATGAAAGATATAGAAATGATAGATATGGCTAAAGAAGAATATATAGCTGCTTATCCAGAGTATTTTGTCTAATGTTTAAAGTATCCTCTAAAAAATTAGAAGAAGATGAAGGTATAGTATACCTATTAGCTATTGACTTAGAGGATAAGACCCTAGTTAAAATCGGTGTTACTGCTAGAAGCAAAGTTGAAGAACGTATATGTGAAATATTAACATCTATATGGAAAAAGTACAGAATATTTCCGCAATGTTATCCTAAACGTTTTAGAAAGACTACTGATATATTCACAAAAGAAGCTATACTACATAAGTATTTTGAAAAATATAAATACAAGACTGAGCATAAGTTTGGTGGATCTACGGAATTTTTTGATATACCACTAGATGATGCGGTAAAAGCCTACGAGACTGTAATAAGTGGTGAAGAACTAGATGGAGACTACTATGAACCTAATTGTGAATCAGAATGATATCTATATAGATGCTGAAGATGAATATTTAGCTATTATATTCAAATTAGAAGCATTAGAGTTTCATTACTGTTTGCCTAAATGGGCTTATCTTACTTCTGAATGGACTGAATTTACTACTAAAAAGGTATGGTTAAAAAATAGATTAAGAAAACTAAAAGCTCAACTATAGTACAATTAAAATATGTAGTCGATTAGTCCATTAAGTGATATCGTTAACGGCTACATCTCTCCAAATTGTAAGTCATCAGTACTTATAATTAAGCTCCTTTTAAGTTAAGATATTGTAGTATCCGTACATAGACATACATTGTACGGAGAAATTATGGAACTATCTAACACTATTACAAAAGAAGATATACAACGCTCTCTTCCTTCCAGAAAAAGTGCAATCACAGATGAAATTGTAGAGATTATTAATAAGGCACAAACTGAGCCAGAATTTCAAGGTGAATCACTACTTCAATCAGCAACTACTTATGAAAAAGTCATGACACAAAATCGTGTTGGCATTAAAGAATATATCAATGCACTACGCTTTTGTGCTTACCTAGTTTCAATGGACGATAATATTACCGAAGCTTATAAAAAAGTATTCTCAGACAGGAAATTTGTTCAAGATAGAATGAATATTAGTACAAGTGATACTAAGTATAACGAACTGACAAGTGCCGCTTCTAGATATAGACGTAGTAAGATTGTTGTTGATATCCTTACAGTAAGTCAAGTACCACTACATTTAATGTTTACAGGTTATCAATATGAAGCAGTAGGTGTATTATATGATACTATGAAAACTGCTAAATTAGACAGAGATAAAATTAATGCTGCTAAAGAATTACTTGCTGCAACAAAAGCACCAGAAAACATGAAAATTGAATTAGATGTTGGTGTTAAAAATAGTGCAGTACAGCAATTAAATGATCAACTTGCGCAATTTGCTGCTTCTAGTTTAACACATCTTAGTGCAGGTACGACTGACCTAAATAAGCTAGGTGCAATGAAAGCGGTTAATGCGGATGATATTAAAGATGCGGAGTTAGTAGATGAGTAATTTATTTAAAAAAATATTTGTATACATACAAAGTAAACTAAATAAACCTAATAATATATCTTTCGATGAGTGGTACTCTAATTTAGAACATAACAGTAAATCACAAGACTATATATTTTACTTTCCTAATGGGTTAGAATCATACCCTAATAAAGATGGTATATACCAAAATACAAAAGAACATATTGAAGATATAACCGGAAAATACTCTTTTGCTTATTTTAGTGATAATAGCGAATCGAACGAACTATATCTTGAGGTAAGACTAAATCATACTGAGCTTAATGAATATGTAAAAATTGTACATCGCTTTGGTGGATCTTTTGCAAACAAGTATTTTAGCACTAGTAAACAAACTTTAATTGAAGCATGCAAAAATCTATATTCAACTGATGAGGAGGAGAGAGTTAAAGCCGCTATTTTTATTTTAACTAACACTCCACCAATAGACGGTAAAATTGAAAGTGTTTAAGTATAATATAAGTTATATTCTACTATACTTAGTGGTTTTAATATAAAGGAAAAAATATGGCAGCAGTTATGACAGAAGAACCAAAAAAGAAAATGGCCAAAACAGTAAAAAAACCAGTTAGTCAAGAAAATGACTTAATATCACAATATACTAAAGAACACCGTAGACAGAAAAAAACTTTAGAGAACCCTATTGGATCTGGTTTAGCATTTCTTTTAGGTAAAAATAAATAAAGATTATTTAAGAAAGACAGTAATGGTTAATAAGTATATACCATCACCAGAAGCATTAAAATTTATTGCATTTATTCGTGCAGCCGGTGTTGAAGATAACGCCAATGCTGAAATTCATTATAAACTAGCTGATAAATATTTTAGTACTGATAAACAAATCCTTATCGAAGCTTTTCGTGGTAGTGCAAAATCTACTATGATGGAATGGTTTATTCTATATATAGTTGCAATGGGAGAACTACCTAATTTCGGTAGAGTACAGTTTATTGCTTTTATTGGTGATAGTATGGAAAATGGTGTTAAAAATATGTTCCGTAACCTTGCTGGTAAAATAGATAGAAGTGAATTTCTACAAGGGTTAATAAAAGTTAACCGTAAAACAGATTCAGAAATGGAAATGGCAAATGTAGACGGTGTAGAACTTAACCTTAAAGGTTATGGAGCAAGTACTAATATTCGTGGTGTTCGTTATAAAGGTGTTCGTCCTGATATGGTTATATTAGACGATATTACTACCAATGAAGCAATGACTTCTGAGACTATTCAAAACACTATTAATAATAATTTCTATAAATCAGTTATTCCTGCTCTTCATCCTACTAGATATAAATTATTTTTTATTGGTACTCCTATTAGTGAAAGAGACTTACTTCATCAACTAAGTGATAACCCTGAATGGACTATACATAAATTCCCTATTTGTGAAAAATTTCCTTGTAAAAAAGAAGAGTTTATTGGTAATTGGTCAGACCGTTTTCCTTATGAAGCTGTCAAAAGCAAATACGATATGCTTAAAGCTGCTGGACAAGCACAATCTTTTTACCAAGAATATATGCTGGAAATTACAGACCTCACTACTCTATTAGTTAATGAAGATGATGTTAAATGGTTTGACCCTAGTACTATACGTAAAAATAAAGATGGGTATAACTTCTATATAGCTACTGACTTCGCAACTAGTACAAAGAAAAGTGCTGACTTTAGTGTTATTGGTGTATTTGCTGTAAACAATAATAATGATTGGATGCTTGTAGATGGTCAAGCTAAACGCCAAACAATGCAAGAAAATATTGATGATATATTTAGATACGTAAAACGATGGAATCCATTATCTGTAGGTATTGAAACTAGTGGACAACAAGGTGGTTTTATTAGTATTATTACTGAAGAAATGCAAAAAAGAAATATATGGTTCACACTAGCTAAAAAAGAAGGTAGCAAAGAAGTAGGTATTCGTCCTGTAAAAGATAAAGTACATAGATTTGTTACAGGTGTACAACCTAAATTTAGTCAAAATAAAGTATGGTTTCCTAAACCTGAGATAGCTAAAGCTACAAACCCTAATTTATTTGAGTTAGTAGAAGAAATGGTGCATGAACTAAGTAAATTTACTCTTGCTGGTGGTGTTAAAGCTTTAGCTCATGATGATGCTATTGATATTCTTAATCAGTTTTCTGAAATGGAGAAGTACGTACCAAGTGTTTCTCATGACGATTCATCGTATTTTCAAGATACAAAAAATGATGCTATATGGGGTAGTTTTGAAGATAACGAATTACCTGAAGGAACAGGAAGTACTATATTTTAAATTAAGACTTCCTTAAGCCATAAATGAGTATAATAGTTATTAAAATTGCTTGATGATAGAGGTAATAAATGACTGCAAATGAAGTTATAGAATTAGCCAAAGCAGGTGAACTACGTCAATTAAGTACCTCTATTAGAGATAATACT